TTTGGCCCAAACGGGTAACTGTAGATTGCGCGTTGGCTTCTAATGCTGGCCTCAAATAAGGCTGCGCCCCGTTACGCGCCGTCCCAAACTCTTGCGCCACTACTCGGGCATCTGATTTCACCCCGGTGAAACTTTCTGGATTTTCAAAGCCCATCTTTGCAAGCCGTTTACGCGCACGCAACAATCCTTTGCCTTCGCTCATTTTTGCCAGTTTTTTGCCTGATGCTGTTGTTACCGCGGCAATTACTGTGTCGGTTTGCGTGATGTATTTGCTGCGCCTATCCCGGTTGTTTGGCCTTCTAGCCTCTACTTGCAGCGACAAAGCCAAGCCGCCCGTATCTTTAGGCGCGTTGCTAACAGCCGCCGATAGCACTGGCTGCATGGCTTCTCTGACTGCTGGCACAAGAACTTTGCCTTGCACTGTTTTTGCGCCAAATTCCCGTTCAAGCGCTTCTAATGCTTCGTTTACCGCACCAATGCCTTGCAGCTTGATAACGACACCGCCGCCCATGTCAAGCCCCTGACTTAATCATTCGATTAAAGATTTCATTGTTCAGCCGCTTGACATAATCGACCACTTGTTCTGGGGTCATTGTGTCGGCGTGTCGCGCAGCAATTTGATGCACAAGGCTGATGCCTGTCATTTTTTGCTGGAGAAAGCCAAACCACTGTTTGCCGTCTTTTTCAGCTTGCGCTGCTAAAAACATCAACAAGTCGTCGCTATTTTTTACATCGTGTTGAATCATATTTTCTCTTGTTTTTCCTCACAAAGATTCCAAAGATTCTGAAGATTCCACGCTTTGCAAACGGGAATATCCAGAACCTTTAGAAAAATTGTTTAGGTGTTGTTTGACCAGCCGTAGCTGTTGCCACCAACAGGATGCAGCGTGAAGTTAAATTTAGCTTCAGTTGCAGTGTTTAAGTCCCATGTCATGCCGCCCACGCGAGCATTGAACGCATAAGCAACAGTGTTTGTACCGTCATAAACTGCAACCACATAGGTGCGGATAATTGCGCCGCTGTAGCCGTCAGCGCGAATCAACAGCAAAGCGGTATCAGCAGGATTCCAAGCGGCAGTAATTGCCATGCTGGTCACCTGATTTTGGGTTGTAATTTTTGCGCCAGTGCGTGCGCCAGCAACAGCGTAAGCCGCCACCGCATCATCAGCACCGAATGGAGGAATATTCTCTACTGGAATGAGCGTGCCGCCTACGCCTGTGCCGCCAGACGCCGTACCAACAATAGCAGCGACTTGCGCTGTCCAGATTGACAGTTGCGCGTCAGTCAATGGCGTAGGGTTTGCGCCTGTTTGGCAGTAAAGTGCTGCAATATAGCCGGGAATTACTTTGTTAATAAGTGCCATGATGTTTCCTTTAGAAATGGATTAAAGAATCTTGTCTTATCAATTGGGAATGTAAATTGTGCAGTCCAAAATAATCTGCGCCAAATTTTCATCATTGTTAAATGTGTTGTACAACCACATCACATCTACCTTGGCAGCAAAAAAGCCGCCATCAGCTACATTCCCAAACATCCCACTGTAGCCGTGCAGAGATTGTAATATCTGATTTGAAATTGTGAAGCCATCTTCAATCTTCTGCGTAAAAATGCTCACTTGGAAAATTGGGGTATCAATACCCTTGACGCTTTTGGTTAATCCGGTGTACACGGGCTGGTGGATGTTTCGCAACCCCCATGTAACAAACTTTGGCTCAGTAGCAAAATTACGATTAAAAGCGGCGTAAACAGGTACTGGCGTAACAATGCTTGCCAATTGGTACTGGATGGTTTTGCCAAGCGTTGCGGGGTTGGTTTGTGCCATTTAAACCGCCGTTACCGGGTCTGTTCTGTAGCAAAGCAGTTTGATGCTCATGCGGTCATTAGATTCACGCGCATCTGTAATTCGGTAATCGTTGCCGCGCCATGTAATTGAATACAGGTTTTGCGAATCAACAATGGCTTTAGCGTTTGGCGTGTAACGCATAGTGAAATTCACCATGTCTTGATACAGGCGGTATTTTTCGCTGATTTGTACACTGTTGGCTACATCGCCCACTTCAGCGCGAGTTTTAAACCATTCAACTTCCGTTGTTTGCTGCTCGCCAAACGCTGACTTGGCAAAAGTCAAGTTGTTGATGGCAATTTGCTCAAAACGCCGTATTGCCATTTACATCACCAGCGGTTTGTATGGTCGCAGCAAGGTTGACACGCCAAACGGAATGTCTTTGAGTGATGCTTCGCTTGTGTTGCTGCGGTTGTTGTACAAATGCACAAACAACAAAAGCCCCGCCTGTTGAATGACGGGATAGCTCGCAAGCGGGTTTGCCACTGTGGTGTATTCGCAATACACGGGCGAAGTCATAGAACTGTTCAAGTTGCTTGGCAAACTTTGTAGCACGACCTTGTTGCCGCTGGCATCGTAATAATATTGGTTGCTTGCCACTGTCACTAGAACTGGTGGCGTTGCTTGCGTCCAATATTTGACCGCATTAATGGTCACGCCAGCTTGCGCCGGGTTAAAGTTTTGACTGACTTCGGGCAAATCCAGTGTCAACGGCGTGCCGTATAGACTGGATGCGTTGTACCAGACCCTGTAGCTTGCCGGGAAAATGCTCAGACCAATGTAATCCTCAATGGCTTGCCTGACCGCCAATTCCAAGGCGCTCAAATAGTCATCTTGCGATTCGTCTTCAAACAAATTAAGCTGGTTGGCAATTGCGGAAAGCTCAAGCCATCGGGTCGTATTGTCCCGATTTGTTTGCTCAACTTTGGCGTAGTTAAACGGGTTGCGCGTTGGCGCACCATAGTTGAGGTATCCAACTTGCTCAACAGTCATGCGACCCCCGATTAAGCAGCAGAAACTCGGACGCCAGCAAACGGGTCGCGCACAGATGAAACCATGCGCTTTTCAGCAAACATAGTCAAGAATCCGGGTGCTGTCTGTTCAAAGCCTGTTACCTTCATTGTTTCAGTGTCGCCAATGGTTAGAAACCTAGGCCAGTTGCCTAAATAAATTGGAAACGCTGTTGTCAAATACGGGTTGGCAATAACCGGGAAACCAAAGACATGCCCTACAGCGCAGCCGTCTTTTTCGCCAATTTCTAAAAACAGCGGCAAACCTTGGCTGTCTTTAAGTTGCCGCAGAGTTTGAATCATTGTTGGCGTCATGTGCCATTCAGTACACGGCAAAGACCAATATTGTGGTGGCAGCGCGTTTACAGCATCCACAATTTTGTTGTAGGTGACAGCTGCGCCAGCGAGCGAAATTGTTGCAATGGAATGGATGCCATTGGTCATTGCTGTGCCGCTTGTGCCATAAGCGCTTGTACCCGCGCTGACATACATATCCAAACCGCGCAAGCCGCTTTCGCCGCCTGTAGATGTTGTAGTTGTGCCGCTTTGATCGTTGTTTTGAACCATTGAAGTTGCTTCAAGCTGCGAAAATTCCAGCATCAAGTCATCAACAATTGTTTCGTCAAGGTTGTTTACATCCGAAAGAACTGCGGTACGGATGGGCAATTGAGCCACAAGGACGCGCACTGGCAGTTGCCAAATCGTTGTATTGATGTTTGGTGAGCCGCTGTTCGGCGTGAAAGTGTATCCCCAAGGGTTTGTGCTGTTAGCAGCGTTACCCGTCTTGCCGACAAATTGCATATCAGAGCCAATTACAGGCACTTCCCTTGCACAAACGCGAAACGGGTTGGCGTAGCGCAGCGCAGCAAACGCGGCATCAAAAACAACATTGCCGCCTACGCCTGAACCAGAACCTGTCAAGCTGGATGCTTCACGCAAATTTATGTCGGTTGCCTTGCCACTTTGGATAGCTTGCTTGATGCCGTTCAGAATGGTTTGGGTTTGGGTCATGGCTTTGTCCATTTTTTTAAATTGGGAAAAAAGGCAGAGGCCGAAGCCCCTGCCAATGGCTTCTGCAATTAAGTTGCCGTGCCAGTAGAGCGATAACGCACACCGGCAAACGGGTCACGAATTGAGGTTGCCAAACGCTTTTCACCAAAGAAGGTGATGAAACCGGGCAGCGTCTGGTCGTAACGGCGCATAACCATGTTCAAGCGGTCAATGATCGTGTGGAAACGCGACCAATCAGCAAAGTACATTGGGTACAAATCGTTTGTGCCAGCCGAACCAGCAGTGGTTTGCGATGGCGTATCAAGGTACTTGTTAACCACCACATCAAAACCAAGCAGTTGACCAACAATGCCTTCAACCGACAAACCTTCAGTACGATTGTAAATAGGTGCGCCGTTGTTGTCCTTCAAATTACGGATTGCGTTCAACAGAATTGGAGAAATCACAAACTTAGTGTTTGGAGTCCAATATTGTTGTGGCAAAGCGTAAACAAGGTTGATTACATCGTTGTAAGTGATATTGTTTGCGCCAACAGTGTTGCCGTTAGTAGTGATCTGGTCGTATGTTGCGACATTGTGCAAGCCGCTTGTAGAGCCAGTACCACTTGTTCCAAACGATGCAACAGAAGTTGTGCCGCCAGCGTAAGTAGAATTTTCACCCGGATATTGGTCAAGACCACGAAGGCCATCAGCGCCGCCAGTGGCAACGGATGTACCGCTTCCGCTTTGGTCATTGTTGGCAATCATAGATTGAGCTTCAGACTGTGCAAACTCGGCCAGCATGTCATCAACAACATTTGCTTCCAGGCCGTCAATGTCGTCCAGCGCAGCAGTACGAATTGGGAACTGGACATTAATGTCTTTCAACACAATTTGCCAAATGCTTGTGTCTTCAGTAGTCGCGCTGCCGTTGTTCTGGATGCCGTAGCCCCATTGAGCGCCAGCATTGCCTGTTTTGACGCGGAACTGATAGCTTGAGCCGTCAGTAGCAACAGTGCGAGAAACGCCGCGCAGCGGGTTAGCCAAACGCAGAGCAGCAAACACAGGGTCATAAGCGGTGCGACCACCTTGGTTGTTACCGCCAGCAGTCAGCGCTGACGCCTCTTTCATATAGGCTTCCATCTGTGATTCGTCAGCAAAAATTTGCAGTTTGCTTTCAAACGATGACTTGCCATTGACCATAGTACGCAGTTGTTCGCGCACATACTTGTTCACATCGCCGCGAACAGTTTTTTCTGGTTTGATGACTGCGGGTGCTTGCACGGCAGACACTTTGGCTTCCAATGCGGCAACCATTTCACTAAACTCAGCTTTGACAGCTTCGATAGCGGCAGGAATTTTTGCTTCAACAGCAGTGACGGCTTCGGCTTGTTTGGCTTCGATGGCGTCAAGTTTTTCAATGATTTCTTTGGACATGATTAATCTTTCAATCGTTGGTTAAGGTGCTTTATCAATTCGCGCTGCTCAAGTGCAGCAAGAATTGCGCTTGCGGTCACTTCCGCTTCAGAATCGCTCAGTGCGGCTGCGGTTTCAATTGTTTCTGTTACAACTTCACGCTGCTCCAGAACTTTTTTGAACACGGACGCGGATGTGACCGCATCCTTTTTAGAAAGCCCTGCCTCACGCAGAGCTTTTTCCAAAATCTTTAAATCAGCCGTGCCGTCTTGTCTGAAAAACTCCAGCTTAGAGACAGTTGCTTCTTTGTTGTTTGGATACATCACCACGCTAACTTCGCGCAAGCCGCCTTTGGTGATTTGGAAATAGGCTTCGTCACTTTGGTCTGGTTCGCCTTCTTGGTTAACCATATGATAATCTTCAGCGTAAGCGCCTACTGACACGCCGCCAAACATTGCAGGTGATTCGCTCATTACTTGATACAAATCTTTGCCTTGACTTGTGTTCATGAAAATTTGACCCTTTGCGGTCATGCCCTCATCGTCAAACGCAAATTCAGTCCACTGACCAACAGGAATGGCATCCGCTGCGTGATTTATGAACATGGGTAGGGGTCTACCTGCGGATGAAAATTCTTTGGCCCAATCCATGAATCCTTCGGCCTGATAAAAGAATTTGCGCCCATCAGCGCCCTCTCTTGGCCCCCATGTTGTTACACGGGCTTCAATTTTTCCGGTTGGCTCTTGGTTGTCGGCTATTGCCTCCAGTACCAGCTTCGCCTCGCAAACCATCATTAGATTTTGTGTCATTGATTACCTCATCGACTGGTTTTCTGTCAATGTCGTATATTATT